TTAATTTCCAACTTTTTCTAATTTATTCATCATATCTTTATCCATTTGCTCGGTGACGTGGCTATATATTTCTAATGTTGTTTTATGGTCTGTGTGACCTACACGCTCCATTATAGCTTTAAGAGATACACCTAATTGCGATAATAATGATATGTGACTGTGACGCATACTGTGACTTGTCACATGCTTTTTTATCCCTATATTTTGTGTAGCTATTTGTATATTTCTGTTTATTGATGTGAGAGGTAGAGGGTTACCTCTATGACTTGTAAATATAAAACCTCTATCAACATACATGTTTTCCCATTGTATCGCTCTCTTATTTTCCAACATAACCTTACGCAAAATATCACAACTTCTAGTAGTTAAAGATATAGTACGATATGATGATGCTGTTTTTGTAGTATCTTTGAAACCTATTTTGTTACCATCTTTTCGCCAGTGTATAGTGCCATCAATGAGAAGTTTCTTTTTTTCAAAGTCGATATTATCGGGTTGAATTGCTAAGAGTTCGCCAATACGCATGCCATTTAATGCTTGAAATTCAACTATGTAAGCAGTAAATAAGTATGATCTTTTCATATAACTAGCACGCTTTTTATTTGCTATGCGTTTTAATTGTTCAGCAATAGCCAGAATTTCAGCCATTTCTAAATAATTCTCACGTTTAGCTTTAATTTCTTCTCTTGTAGTCGCTTTTTTAGGCATAACAACATCATCTATGTATGATATATCAGTGATGTTATATTTCTTTTGAGTATATCGAAGTATATTTTTGATGATACTTAAATCGTCTTTAACTACTTTATGGCTTAGTCCATCTTTTAATGATGAGTTAATTAAATCTTGTATAACTTTAGCATTCATATTTTGAACAAGAATATCTTTGTCTATATTTCTTTTGATGTGAGCAACCTTATAGCTTTTAGTAGTAATAGTTGACTGTTTAGATCCAGATATTACCTTATAATGTTCAAACCACTCATCACATGCAGCATGGAAAGTTAGCGTTTTGAGTGTAGTAGGTGTCTTGTCATTTACCTTTGCCTCTATACGCTCATTTAAGCGTTTCTGAGCCTCTTTCTGTGACTGCTTACCATTTTTATTAAGTACCACGCTAACACGTCGCCATTTGTTTGTGAGAGTGTCTTTATACTTCTCATAATAGCGATATTTAGTTTCACCATGTTTATTAGTAAATTTCTCATGCCACATGTGAGTAGGCCTCCTTAACATATTATGAATTTTGTTTTCCCCTTTGTTTAATTATTCATCATCTTCTAGTAAGTTTGTTACATTAACTGTGATTTCTTTTGTTATAGGGTTGATACATACATCCTCTCCATAGCCTAATGATTTCACTTGAATAGTATCGTTTACTAATTTTAATGCTATTTCAACGTGTTGATAATCTTGCAAAATTAACAAAGTATCTTCATTTGTCACAACATCATGTGAGCCTTTTCCGTTAATAGTAACTTTCCAATCATTAAAGTACATTCTACATTTCTCCTTTAAATTAATTCATATTAAAGCGCCACTAGGGCGCTATTAATCGAAAGTTTGGTAGTTATAAATAACTTTCCCTATTACTTCGATTTCATCAATATGAGTCGTTGGGTACTTTAAGTCATTTATCAATGATTTTACATGTTCATCATTAAGCTTGTGTAAATCAAGTTTTTCCATCCCTCAATCTCCTTATTTATGTTGAAAAAGTAGAACACAATTAATCAATCAACCTTATTTCATCTTCATCGTAAGCATCAACCGAATGAGAAAGGTAAGCATGTGTTTTTAAAATTAATTTATTGGGATTAGTTTTAAATTCTAGTTCATGAATATTAAAATGGAAATGTTCAATTTCTTTGGTATTTTCACATATACTACGGTCTACGTGTAAAGTGAATGTTTGTAATTCATTATCTAAAATAGGAAATTGACTTCGTTCATCGGGATTATCATATCTTTCAATTAATGTAAGCTCAATCTGATTAATAGTTTGTTCAGATGCGCCGCTTTCTATGACCACGCTTCCGTCCAATATACCATTACTATGAACTTGTTGTGTTTTTAACACAGTGTTTATTTCTAATGATTCTATACCTATTGAAGTTAATAATTTTTCGAACATCTCAATTCCTCCTTTATTTATATTAAAGCACCACTAGAATGGTAAAATAATTAATCTGTGAAATGTTATTTTAGTTCTTTTTCAATTTTTTCACCCTTAGCTCTACCTTTATCATCCACTTCAGTTTTAGGATCTTTCCTTTTCTTTGTGCTATCTTCCACATCTTTAGTATCACATGCTCCTAAAATTAATGTGCTTGCGAAAATTAATGCTAAGAATTTTTTCATTATGCATCCCTCCTTTGTTTATATATTTATATTAAAGCGTCACTAGGACGCTGTTAAATTAGATAAATAGATAATCATTCTAACTTTGATTCTTAACTTCTTCTGTGCTTGCAGTCTCTTCAGTGTTTTATTGTTCTAGCGTATTTGGTTCTTCGATAGATTCTTGAGTTTTTACGTTTTGTTTAGGTTGTTGATTACTTTCTTCTTTAACTGATGGTTCGTTATTAGAGCTTTCATTATTACTGTTTTCTTGCTCTTTAGGTTTGTTCATATTTGGATTGTATATTGGGCTATTCTTCTTCAACTCTTCAAGATTTTTCTGTTCTTCTTCGCTCATATCATTAAATTTATCAATGATTTCTCCTGTACTTCTATTAACTATTGCACACCAAGAAATAGGTGTACCTGCTGCATCTCTCGCAAAATATTCAACATAGAATTCATTTGCATTACTTCGTTGCATATTAGTTTTAAAATCGCCTACTTGTGCTTCAGTAGCTGATAAATCATTTATGTAATGGTCATGAACGATTTGTTCTGCATCTCTAGCAGTGATTTGATTTTGTTGCTGGCTATTTCTGTTGTTTTGATTCTGATTACTTCTGTTTTTATTGTTGCTATTTTCCTTATTCTCACTTTTCTCTGAATCATTATTTTTCAATTCGCCATTATCATGATGACCACATGCAGCTAGAACAAATAAACTACTTAATAAAAGTATAAGGAACTTTTTCATTTTATATGTAACTCCCTAATTTTATTATCCTTTATATTCATTTTTCTATGGTGTATTAGACATTGTTCGATAGAACCACCACCTTAATTATTGTCATTTACAGTTCTCCTTTTTTAGCGAACTCAATTTTTTTATTTAAGTGTCTAGGAATTTTATTATTAAAAATTTTTATTAAGTCTTCATTAACTTTTTCGTTATCTTTAAAGAAAGGATCATATTCTAATATTTCAGACATATACAAGGAATCTTCTTTTAATTTTTCTAGTTGTTCTATAGTGAGAGTGTTACTTAAATCGTTGTTGATATATTTTTCAGTGAAATATCTTAATAAAATTGACTTAATTTGATCCATTTTATCCACATAAATTTCTTGTTCAAAAGTATAATTTTCTAATGAAAATACTTCTATAAAAAAGTGTTCTAATAAAATATCATTAAAAGTCACATATTCATTATTAAGAATTTTACTAACTATATTTAAATCAGAATGATTTTTTAAAATCTCTTTGTCTTTCTTTTTAAGTTCTTGAATAGCGATTTTTCCTTTTTCAATAATAGAATTCAGTTTTTTTGGCAATTCTATTTCAACTTTTTCGAGAAATTGACTATATGTTAAGGGTACATAATTCTCTTCATTTATAGAACTTTCAATCATTCTTCTATTCTCTTTAGTTTGTATATCATTCATCATCATAGTAACAATTAATGATTTTTGATAAGTACCTTCTTCTTTAGGAATATTTAGTTTATCGTAATCAATATTTATATTTTTAACAATATAATTGTACATAGAACCATATAATAATTCGTCTAAACTTATATTACCTAATTCTGATATTTTTTTTAATCTTTTCTTATTTGGAAGTTGTTTTCCATTTTCCCAATTTGAAACTACTCCCGATTTTACAGGACTTTCTTTATCAATTTTTTCACCAAATTGATCCATAGTAAGTCCTAAGTGGCTACGAATTTTTCTTATCCTTTTACCGACTTCTACTTTATCCAAGTTATCACCTCAATAGTAATTATATAATATAAAGTTATGTTTTACTATGTTTTTTATTGACATTACAGAAATACTATGTTTTACTATGTTTATCGGAGGTGGTGAATATATGAATAAAATAGTAGGTTATAGAAAAATGCTAGGTATGACACAAGAAAAAATGGCAGAAAAATTTAATATTTCAGTACAAGCCTATCGAATGAAAGAAAAACAAAAGATTAATTTTAATCGAAAAGAGATGATTATTTTTAGAGATTTATTAAGAAAAGAATTATTTCCTAGAATTACTATTGATGAAATATTTTTTTAATCTCTTACTATGTTTTACTATGAAAAGAGGAGGCTTAGGTTATGCCGCATACTAAATTACAAGATTTACCAACTAAAGAAAATGTAGTTACTGAACCTAAACAAGTGATAGTAAAGCCAATCATGGCAAAGCCTAATGCCATTGCTAAACTATTTGGGATTTCTTATTCATCGGTTAATAGAATTCTCAAAGAATATGATAAAGATAACAAAGGTGTAGAAGATCTATATTACAGCTTGTCATCTACAATGACAGTTATCTCTATTGATGGCTTTAAAGAGTATCTTAGTAAGCGTCATAAAGGTTGGCTTTAAATGGAGGAGATACAACATGGCTAAATTCATAGTCACACTAATGTTAATTTCAGTAATCTCATTCCTTAGTGGTTGGTTACTAGGAATACATGTAGCTTTCGCAATTCACATGTTAGGTAGTTTGATCGCAGCGTTAAATATTGAAGAAAATGGAGGAGCAGTAAATGAACAATAATCAAAAATTAAACACAACAAATAAATTTAGAGAGGAAAATGAAAAAATGAAAAATTTAACTAATCAAGATTTTAAAAATATTGAGAATGAAGTGAAACACGATCTAATTTTTAAAGACAAAAAGCATATTAAAAAAATGATGAAACTATTCCAAAAACGTCGTAACAAAGATATTTCAATTATCAAAAAAATGTACCCTTATTTAAATAATGATGAGATTTTAGAAATCACTAATGATTATCAAGAATACAAAAACCTTGTTCAAGCTACTGAAACTTTTACAGACTTCCCTATCATTTACGAAACTTCTAATATTAGTAAATTCTTAACTGAAGATGATATTGAAGATTTAAAAATGGCTGTTGAAGAAATGCTAGTTTTTGTTGAAAGATTGGAGGAATAGTAAATGCTTAAAGATTTAAAACAAATTAAAGAGAGTTTTGAAATAGCTGATATTTCTAATAAGATCCAAGCAGTTATTGATTATGTATGTGACGAACAAGAAGGACTTGAAGATTTAAGAGATTATTATAGAGAAAATAATCAAGTATTAGGAGAAAAACAGACCAACGACAATATGAAATCAAATTTCATTATTGTATCAACGTTATTATCAGTTATTCGTGACTATGAAAGTGAATTAAATGATATTGATACAGTTATAAAAAGAGCGTCATCTGATGTGAATAGTTTGGCGACTAAATCAGATAACGCATAATATACAACTAAAAAAACAACGGAGTAATTAAGAAATTACACAATTTTATTATAACATCTTTTGCTCTGTTGTTTCATCAGAGGTGAAGAAATTGAAAAAAATAAAGCTAGAACACGATGCCCAAGTATCGGTAGTTTGGTATAACAACCTAGATTCTCGTTCCTTTAAGAGTTTTTCACAACCTAAATGGAGTGAATTAGTTAATAGATTAGCGATACCACAAAATAATACTAATAAATATGCTCGTGGTGTTGCAGTATACGGTGATATAAAAGATGGTATTGATGAAGATGGTAAAGAATACAAAAAGTACCGTAACAATGACAATGTGATTTATCGTGATGTTCTAGTGTTGGATTATGATGATATACCCAATTTGAGACCACTGCATGATGCAATTACAGACACTTTAAAAGGTGTTGCGTGGTTTTGGCATACTACGTTTAATCACCAAACAGAAAGCCCTAGAATACGCTTGTATGTGCCATTAAGTGAGCGTGTTAATGCAGATGATTACCGTAAGTATACAAAAGTGTTAGTAAGCAAGATAGGTCATAGGGTAGATGAGGGGAGCTTTCAACCTAGCAGAGCGATGGCCTTGCCCGTATATCAACAAGATAAATATCCATTCTTACATCAACATAATGACGCTCCCATTTTGAACGTTGAGACACTCGAAAAGTGGACGGAAGAAACCGAAGTGCCAACAGATCAACCAATTATAAATAACTACAACAAACGTGATGATGCTTATTGGCGTGATATTAGTTTTTCTGTTGAAAAAGGTAATCGTAATAATTCATTAGCTAGTTTGATAGGACATTTGTTTAGCCGACATGTGAATGAATACATTGTATACTCATATGCTTTGCTATGGGGACAAAATGCATGTAAGCCTCCATTAAAAGAACGTGAGATAAATGCTACATTTCAATCAATTTTAAAGAAACATCGTAATAAATAGAAAGGGGGAAGTATATGGAACTAACTAAAGAGGATATTCTTCACGAAATTGAAGAAGTTAAGCAAGAAAAAGATGCTATTCAAGAAGTTATTCCCAAAGGTTATGAAATTGAACAACATCAAAATGGTGTGGCGCTTTATCAAATTATTCCTAGTAAAAAAGATGGCGAACCAGATAAAAAAATATTTATCACTAATACAATTCCCCAAATCACTGAACGATTCGAAGATATTGAAAGTAATGAAGTGAGTTTTAATATGCTTTTTTATGATAATCATTTACCAGTGAACATAGGTGTTAGTGCTGAAGAAATATCTGACAGTCGTCAATTACTAAAATTAGTTAATCGGAAATTAGATGTAACTTCAACCACTTCAACTAGGTTGATTGATTATATCAATAAGTCTAAACGATATAATCCACCAGTAAATGTTGATGTAGCCACTCGTTTGGGTCATGTGAAAGGATATTTTATTTATCCCTATCAAAAAGAAATGAAAAACAGCAATATAAAGTTATTTAACAATGATAGAGGCTTTCAAAAGTTAATAGATTCGTTCCAAAGTAAAGGAACGCTTGAAAGTTATTCAAAGCAGGTATTTAACCAAATTAAAGGCTTACCAATGGTTATGGTTATGTTATATGCGTCACTAGGTTCAGTGTTGTTGCATGAATTTGGGCTACAGCCTTTTATTGTAGAAATATCAGGTAGCACCTCAACAGGTAAGACATTCACATTAAATTTAGTTTCAAGTGTATGGGGTACAAGTGACCTTATCACTACATGGGGATCTACAAAGAATAGTATTGAAGCTATGGCATCATTCTTAAATTCATTTCCAATATTTAAAGATGATACACGTAATTCTAATCCTAAATTTGTAGCCAATGCAACTTATAACTTTTCTAGTGGTGAAAGTAAATCAAGAAGTAACATCAATTTAACACTTAATGCTAAAAAAGAATGGAGAAATATAATGCTTTCTACTGGTGAGGCATCAATTTCTAATATGGCAGATGAGAAAGCTGGTGTATCTGCTCGTGTTGTAACGCTACAAGATCAACCATATCCAGATAACTTTGACTTCACTACATTAGATAAAGCATTTAGAGAAAACTACGGTACGTTAGGCATAGCATTCATTAAACAATATGAAGCTAGACAAGAGGAATATAAGAGTGCTTTTGAAAGCTATCAACGATATTTTAATCAAAAAGGTAGTAATGAAATAATGCAACGACTAGGTCGTGCATTTGCATTATTACAGGTTACTGGAGAAATTCTAAATGATATTGAGGGATTTGAACACGATCATTTTAAAATTATTGAACAAGCCTATGACAGTATGGTTAGAAATAATAAAACGATAGATAAACCTAAGCAACTGTTAGAGGAGTTACTTCAGTATTTAGATGCGAATAGAAATAATATTGCTGGTGATGGTTATAGTTCAGTTAAAAACGGTGATATCAAAGCAATATACAAACGTGATTATCTATGTATATTAGGTCAAACGGTACACGAAAAATTAGGACATGAAATGCAGACAATTACAGGCCAATGGGATAAAAAAGGCTATTTAATAACTAGTAAAGACAGAATACAAAAAGAAGTTAGGTTTAATTCTCAAAAAAACAGAGGGTATGCCATTAAAAATGAGGTTGTAAAAGAATTAGGATTTGATTTCTCTAATTCACATAATCCATATAATTAAAAAGTCCCCGAAGTCTCCAAATAGTCCCCATTTAAAAATATAATTGGGGACTGAATAAAAGTTATTGTATCAACACTTTAATTAAGTTAGTCCCCAAAGTCCCCAAATGATTAATAGTGTATTTAATGAATAATTAAAATAAAGTAAGAGTATTTAAATATATAACCACTATTGTTTATAAAAGTGGTGACTATGGGGACTATTTCTAATAAACCGGATTATATCAAGGGTTAAAGCAGTCCCCAACAAATAATTATAATGGGTACTCACTGGGTACTAGTCCCCACTTATAAAATATGGAGGTCAAAAATGACAACAATTACAGAACAAGGATATCAACAATTTAAAATGCTAAGTAAGAATGTAATGTTTAGAAAACATGTTAAAGATAGTCAAAATGAAATTACTAAAATTTTAATGAGTTTATTAATGTATGCACCTACAAAAGAGCATAAGACAATGTTGAGTAGAGTGTTACTACTTCGAGATAAATATTATTTATATATTAGTGATGGATCGCTACATTTATTTACTAAAGATTTTAAAAGTGCGATTTCATTTAATGTTAAACAACCTAATCCGAAACATACTGACTACTTTACTGATGATTGGATAGTTGAAATTGACAATTTAAATTCACTTAAAAAAGGTTATGGCAACCAGTTAATGAATGAAGTTTTACAAATAACTTCCGTTATGAAAGTTGATATTTGTTTATGGACTGAAACCATTTCTAATACTAGATATTTTGAAAAATATGGTTTTGAAAGCATAGGTAAACTTGGAAGAGCAAAAGAAAATTTGATGATTAAAAGAAAAGAGGCGTAACAATATGAACGTTGAAATTATAGCAAATGAATTTGAAACTAGAGCAGCAACATTATTAAGGTATTTTACTGGACTGTGTGAAAGTAGTTATAAATTACCTTTTGCATTTAAGATATATAATGATCCGTTTAATGTTGTGTATATGATGAGCAAAGGGAAGATGTATGCTCATGTATTAATCAAAGATTGTGAAGTGAGAAAAACTTTTGAGATTGCCTCAGAAAAGCATACTGAGAGACTTATAGAGAGTATCGAGGGTCATTATGCAGGTTATGAAATACCAGATGGCACACATGACACTATAAGCGATATGATGGCTAGTTTCATGTTTGATAATGATTATTTCATGTATGGCCTAGAAACATTTGCAGAAAGCAATAATAGTGACATGTTCGATTATATGAGTAGAGATTTTAATATAGATGAACTTGAGGGCGTTCAAACTAGTAATGCAGATGTTATAGGTAATATGGAAATGTTGTATCAGTTAGCTACTGGCATTAATGAACCATCACCAGAATTAGTTGAGGGCTTGAAAATTATTACTGAATTTATTCAGAATGAAAAGGCTAATGCAGATGATAGTAAAGTACTAATTGAACAATTAAATGAGTTGAAACACTCTTATTACAATGGAGTGAAATCATAAATTTATCGGTCATGCACTTAGTAGGTGCATGGCTTTTTATATATAAATCGTAATTGTTAAGATTTGTTAATGATTTTAGATTGAGTTAAGGCAAAAACGAACATAAGTTCTATAATAGAAAGTGTGTGAAATTGTATGAAAAGTAGTATAAACGCTTTATTTATAGTGTTAAATGGAATGTTAAGAAGTTATATAAACGTTACTAAAATAAGAACATTTGTTTGTTATTTAGGTGTAAATTTAGTATAATAGTGTTATAGAAGTAATTATACTTTTATGTATATTGGTTAGTTTCTTGCTCACTGAAATCACGAATGCAAAATAGTTAAAAATTGTAAATTGATTGATTTGTTTCATTTAATACCTCCTCATTTACTTAGGTCTGCTCAATTAAGAATGAAATGAGGATAAAACAATGACAATAACAATTGAAAAAGAATTAACGAACGATCATATCAGAGTATTAAACGTATTACGCAACACTAAGCACGAGATTATTACTAAGCAAAATATATTTAATCAATTGAATATGGAATTTAACCGAAACAACGACAGATGGATAAGAAATACGATTAATAGTTTAGTAGTTGATTATGGTTATCCAATCGGATATAGCTATAAAAAAGATGCAAGAGGTTATTTCATAGTTAAATCTGAGGAACAGAAAGAATTAGCCTTAAGAAGTATCAAGCGTCATATCGAAGGTAGTTTAAAGCGATATGAGGCACTAAAGAAAACTGAGATTTAAGGTGATGTAGTGAGTGCAGCGATTGAAATTATTCAAGAGAAAGTTAGCGATTACGAATTGTTCACTAGATTTAATACTTACTACATTCAATCAAGAATAGCACTCATAGAAAGCGATATAGAAGATATGTATGGCCGAACTACACCTAGTTTATGTAGTGATACTGTATCAGAAAGTATTTACTATGAGAGTTATTCCGTTGAAAATCTAGCAATCGCTATATTAGAAGAACGTCAGAAATTAGAACGGTATAAAAGGAAAAGTCAAAGAGATTTAAACGCCTTTTATACTGTTCTAGGGCGTTTCTCTACTAAAGAACAAAAGTATATAAAAAACTATGTTAATACACACTCAGAGGCTCATATGAATGTGATAGAGCGTTTTAAGATTGAACTATACAAATATATTCAAACAAATAGAAATGAGCGTAATAAAGGTATAGAAAACAATTATTCATATCTAAATGACAAGCATCAAAAATTAAAGACTTATCCTCATAAGTTGACGCTTAACCAAGAGAAAGCACTCAGGGAAAAAGAAGATGGTGCTACTGAAAAGAATATGAATAATGATGAGTTTGAAGCAAAGTTGAATGATCTAGATAAGAAATCATTTAAAGAATTTATTTATAACAGAAATGAAAAAAATATCGACTTTGAGAAAGTCTTAATATTGCTGCAAACTATACCGAAACGATTACCACAAAAAGAGATTAAAAAGCCATATAACTACATAAGAGAAATAGGCTTAAATACTAATTGAAACGAGGGACTTAATTGAAAACTGCAAAATATTTTGATGAATACAACGAATATGTCACAGGTCAAAGAGAGAATATCAATAAAATTGAAAATGAGCGTCAAGAGTTATCGCAACGAATTGAAGAAGATAAAGCAAAATATAAAGAATTAATTGCTAACTCACAAGATGACGAGGCTGACGCACTCTATACTACATTTGATAGCAATGAGAAGAAACTGAAAGCCTTAGAGAAACGCTTATCGACTAAAAAAGAAGTATTTGACGAGGCTAGACGTAAAAAGGCGATTGAACTTATTAAACATCAAGCAGATTTACCTCATTTGTACAAAAAGGACAAAGAACGTATATTAGCAAAATTTGAGCCAATCGTTGAGGAATATAACAAAGTGGTAGATGAAATCGCAGCATTAAATGACGAATACGAATATGAGTTTTACAGATTCGTCGGGCCTTATGACAAAGAAAACTTTGAGAAAGATAAAGAAGTAAGAGCAGAAATCAAAAATCATTTCAGTCCTAATAAATATTCCAATTATGTGAGTGGAGACGAACTACCATTCATTGATATAAGAAATAAAATGCAATTAAGAGGTGCTAAATAATGGCTAGAAAATACAATTTAGATAAGGTTAGCAATTATCTTTTAACAGAAACAACATTGTCGGCAGAAGAAACTCAAAAAGTATTAGATGTAGTAGAAGAACAATTTTCTCAAAACATTCAACAGCAACGAAAAGATGAACTAACTCAACAGTCACAAAGAGAGAGAAAACTTATGAAAATGTTTGAAGAAAATCGCATAGTTAAATAATAAATATCTTGCCTATCCTTAGTGGTAGGCTCATTTTATTTGTGAGGTGCATACGTGAACCTTAGAAGAGTGAAATACCCACTAATCTATCACGAAAATAAAATATCTGAGTACACATTGCTAACGGAATATAACCCTAAATTTATTAATACCAAGATTAAGGCCATCACTATGCAAATAGATATGATGTATCACTTAAATATCTCACATATGACTACAAATGATGTTCATGGCGTTGTATCAATATCCTATCCACTAGAAAAGTTAGTGATTGATATTATAGGTGAAAAAGAAAAATTGAAACGTTTCAAAACAAAAGCGAATAGAAACATGCAGCAATTAAAACAAGTTATTAAGCGATATACTCCAGGTGAACAAAAGGAAATCATGTATTATATGCAGTCCAATGGTTCGACGATAGATTATGACCTCATAGAACGCCTACAACGTGACTTATACAAGCTAAGACATGCAAATAAACAGAAAGTAAGTGTAAGGGCATGAGTTACGACAGAGATGCTATTAAGCAGTTTATATGTGACTACTCAAAAGAGAACCATGATACTACATATAATGATAAAAATACCAATATAGATGATTTCTTTTCACTGAATGATAAAGTCGACCCTTTTAAACTGAGTGAGAATACTGGTGATCAAGTGTTCTTTAATGAACTAGATCGGCTTATTTATACAGTAGCGACTAGAAGGGAATACTACATATTTTTCTTACTATGTGAAGGGAAATCTATGAGTGAAATTGCAAAGATATTTGAATTAAGTAGAGAAAGAATACGTCAACTATGGAATGATTTATTAGACAAATTAGAGGAGGGATAACATGAGTGATTTAAACCCTAGACAAGAAAAGTTTATATCTGAATACCTAAAGACGTTGAATGTAACACAAAGTGCAATTAAGGCTGGTTATAGTCCTCATACTGCAAGTGTACAAGGTAGTAGATTGCTAAAGAATGAAAAAGTGGCTAAGTACATTGATGAGCAACGTAAGAAAGTGATTGATGAGGGCGTGCTATCAGCTAACGAACTACTTCATATCCTAAGTAATGCAGCAGTAGGTGACGAGAGCGAAGTGAGAGAGGTCGTTGTTAAGCGTGGGGAATTTCAACGCAACCCAGATACCGACAAAATGAACTTAGTGTACAATGAGCATGTAGAAATGGTGGAAGTACCGATTAAGCCTAGTGACCGTTTACGTGCTAGAGATATGCTAGGTAAGCATCATAAGCTATTTACCGATAAGCAAGAGTTAGCTACGGATACACCAATTTTAATTAATATAGGTGAATGGCCAGAAGATGAGGAAGAAGAAAAACGGAAAGCATTAGATGAAATACATGAACAACACCCTAATAGAACAATGATCATTAATGATATTCCAGATGAGGACTGATAACCATGTGTTCTAAGATAGAACAAATTAATGTAAATGATATGTTTAATAGGGCTATGAGCATTAGTGAAAATACTGTTATTACTTATACTGATTTAATGACGGATAAGGTGGATGTGAGCATGGTAGTACCTACATTTATTGATGACATAGGGAGATTTGAGGAGCAACAAATTAGTACCAGGTACCAATTTATAGTATAATGATATTGTGTAGTTGCAACTAGTATCATTCCCCGATATTAGTTGCTTTTTTTAGATATTATCTTTTTATTTTGTACAACTAAATATATAATAATATAAAAAACTACACATGAAAGAGGTTACGGGGAAAATGAATACAGTTACCAAAAAATATGATTTTTTTGTTTTAACTTATGAATTTAAAGATAAGGTTGAAAAAAATTATGAAAGAATGAATGAATATTTAGAAAAATCTCTGAAAGAATTTGAAGAAAATGAGGACTTCGATTTTATAGAATGTAAAAAGGATACTCATATTGGATTTAACTATATTGAAAAATATGAGTACGATAATAATGAAGTATGGGTCTTTTGTTTGTCAAAAACAGTTACAACCAAAATTGCAGTTATAAATGAAATAAAAAAAAGAGTAAAAGATGGTAGATCAGAATATGGCGATGAACCAGAACAAGGTTTAACAGTTGACACCGTAGTGTTATTTTGTCCTAAATCAGGAATAGTGATTATTCCATCTAACAAAGGTGGAATTTCTCAATCCGATTTTAAACGGTTTTTTTATAAAACTGTTAAGAAAAAAGGGGCTAAAATGAACATCGCTATAAATAATACAGAAATTGAAAATTTAAAAGACATTGATGATATAAAAGAAGTTGAGTTTAATATTTCTAGAATAGTAGATGTAAACAAAATGAAAAATAAAAATCAATCAACACAGAGAGATAAAAAAATGATTGATAAACTAAATGCAGATTCGATGAAAGTAACATATAAATCAAGTTCACTGAGTATTCCAGAAACATTAAAACAAATAAAAAATATACTAGCAAAAGATGAAACAAAAGAAGTTAAGAAAATGGTCGTTAAAGGTGAAAATGATGGCCACGAACAAATTATTGATCTTATTGCCAATCGATTAATATATATTGACGATAATGTAGAATTAAATAGCAATAATAAAATAACAATTAATGCTATGATTAAATCGATAAAAAAAGCCTATAGAGATAATTTGAAAATTATTCAAAAAGACATTCTTTAATAAATTGATTAAGGGTTGTGATTATATGTTTAAAAGGAACATAGATATTGTTTTATTTTTTATAATTCTAATCATTATATTACTCATTTTGAACATTCAATTTTCTAATATTCAAAATGAAGATAAATATAGCGATTTATTAGAAACAATTATATCTTTCTCTTCTTTGACAACGGCATTTTTATTTTTTTCTGTTACACTTTTTCCACTTTTAAATGATAAAGCAAAATTATTTGAAAGGTTAGATACGGAAAAGAAGTTGATTGAAAATATTATGTTAAATACGGAAATGTTCTTATTGCTATCTATCTACACATTAGTGTTGTACTTTTGTAGTTTATACGATATTAAAATACATAACTTTTGGTTTATTATTTGGTATTCAATTATAAGTTCTTCGATTTTTAAATTAATAAGAAATTTCTTATTTGTAACAGTTTCTATTTCTAAGACTATTAAATAAATTTTGATATAAGGTTGTTATTGAATAAACTCTAAAAGCATCACTATTTCATATAGGTAGCGGTGTTTATTTATGCTGAGAAACGTCCTGTGTTGCAGTGAGAAATATAAGACTTATTAATTTAAATAAAAATAAATAGTTTTAAATAATGTTTTTCTAAGTATAAAAAATATCGTATTGCCATTAGAGATTTGATTTGTGAGTAATGTATTCTAGCACGAAATTGCTGAATGATAAGGTAAATAAAATAACGTTCATGTATAAAAATTGATTTAGTTCAAAGTAGTTATTACCACTTAATTTAGTGTACATAAAGGTATAGAAGGTAGTTAATAATCCAGATAATTTAGCCAATGTATCATAAACTTTATTAAAATCTATATCTTCTTTTTTTAACTTTGTACTTCTTGATATCCAATCTTCCATATCAATCGTAGAAATTATAATATATGTTGTTGATATTACAACAGTGGCGATTAAGTATACTATACTTTTAGTGTTTTCTTTTAAAGGAATATCAAAGTTTATAATTATAAAGATAATTAAAGAAATAACAGCACAAAAAATCATCTGAAATAGAGCAGCTCTAGTAATGATACTAAAAGAATTATTTGAATCTGGATCTTTATCTTTGATTTTATAAAAGAATTTAAAATTAAAATTTTCTTCACAGTTTTTGCAATGTATATATATAGTTGAATGGGAAAAAATATACACATATGAGACCCAAATTATTATCAATAACAAGGTATTAAAGATATGATTTTCAAGATACTGTATATTAAATAAATATAGAAAGATAATTAATATAAAAATAATTCTGTTTAAGAAGTAACTACTTAAATCAGCAATTATTTGTACATTATTACTTTTACATTTAGGACATTTTTTTTGACTTTTACATTTGGCCAT